ACTTGAACTTCTCTTATTAGACTTTCCACTACTTGTATCATCTCCTTCGTTGTCGGCTTTTTCTTCTTTGTCTTCATTGTCATATTCTCCTGTAATTACACTCCCTAAATCTTCTTCGACCTTTTCTTCTAATAACTCTTCTTCAATTTCTTTTAAGTCAGTTAATATTTCATCTACTTCATCTAACTTAGAAACCATTCCTCTAACTTGATTTTGTAGTGTTTCTATCTGTAACCTCATCTTTGAAATATCATTTTCCATGTCTATTGCTCTACCCATTGTTTCTCCTTTTTATTATTAAAGTAGTACAGGCATATAAGTAATTTCTAAACATTGACATTACAAACTCATATGCCCATACCATTTCCTCTTCCTTCTATAAGTTAAAACGGTATTCCGCTACCACTAGAACTTATGTCCTTTACATTTCCACCTTCCCACTTTTTACAGAACTTACAATCCCAGAAGAATGTTCTCTCTCCCTTTTTGTTAGTAAATTCTCTCCCTTTGTCTACAAAGGCAACAATTGGCTGCCCAAGCATCATATCAGGAGAAAGTGTTGGTAATATCTGAACTTCAATCTCACTGCCATCAATAGTTCTTACCTCAGTAGGACATTCAACTCCAATTGTCTCACAAAACCTTAAATACCCGCTATTACCGCTAGTATTTGATTCAAAGGTATCATCCTTAGCAGGCTCTAAAAACCTCCATAATTTACCTCTAAATGTTTTGCCAACATATGGTTCCCCATTGGTCTTTACCATTTTCCCAGTTATGTCTTCATAAAGAAACTCATTCTCTTTATTTTCAGGAGCTACTGTTACTGTGTATGTAAACAGCCTTGCTTTATACTGTCCACCTTTCACATCAAGTACTCTTGAGTCTACCTCTGTTATGTGACCAAAGTATTCACCTTGTGCAAAGGGAGTGAAGTTCTTCTTTTTATCTGCTCCTTTTACGTAAAAACTTTGTTCTTTTGTTACTTCATTAAACATATCGTTTACTGTCGCCATGTTATTTTCCTTTCTCTTTTATCATGTTTTGTATTTTTTCTACGCAGGCTTCGTAGTTATGTGCGTTCATTTCCATATTGCTTACTTTGTATTTTAAGTCATTAACAAATTTAACACCTAAAGGTTTTGCTAACAAGTATAAATCATCAGCCTCCTTTGGAGTTAAAGCATTAGGTTCAGGTAAATCTTCACCCGCAAAGATGTATAAACCCAATCCATGCAATGCTATGGTTTTTGCTAACGCTCTTTGTATGCTTGTATTTATCTGAAACGCATTTGGTTGTTCTATCGGTTGGTTACGATTGTCAAGTACGGGATGAATTTGTGACAGTGATACACCGTCAGCCTCAACCCACACATCAACAAAATAACCGCACTCTGTCTTAAAGAATGGAGAACCATCCTCTGACTTTGTCACTCCGTATCTTGCATCTGGACATGCTTTTTTAAGTAATGCCCATGCATTGGCCCAAGATAAATAATTAAACTGACCTTTTTTCTCAGTATATTTACTTACATCGGTTTTATAGAGTTTCATGAATGTGCTTTGTTTTGTGTTACTCATATTCACTCCTTTCGTTTTTTATTTTCATAAAATTATTGTTTTTATTTAGTCATGTAAGCTTTTATCTCAGAAATCTTACCTTTTAAATGATACCCTTCTTCCAAATATACTTCAAACCCTTTACCTCCATCATACTGAACATAATGTTTATCATAATCACTATCATAAAAGCCAATTTCAAAAGCATCTATGGTAAGGTAACTCTCTTTATGTAATGTATACCATTTATTATCGCTTAACAGTATTTTTACAACTTCTTTTTTATCTGATTGTGCATCTATAAAAATCATAACTTTATCCCCTTTTATGTTGGAGGGTTACAATGTTCTTTAAACTGACAATAATTACATTGCCACTTTTGAACTGGAGATACTCCAACTCTGAACTGTGGTAACCCTTGTTTGTGTTCATCATTAATATTCTTCCAGAAGAGATATGCTCTTGATATATAAGTGAGCGGTACCTCTACGCATCTCATCTTAGAATCATCTTTACTGTAATAATAAAGAAACATACCATCTAACTGTCCGAACTGTTCTTTAAGTGCATACCCATATGTCCCTAATTGTAATTCATAATGAATACTAGGATTAATGGTTTTGCTTCTCCCAAATTTCATCTTCCATGCCCAACCGCCACAAGTTTTAATATCATACAAATAAATTTGTTTACCATTATTTGAATGCTTTGCAACTACATCATAGAATCCTCTAACATTTAATTCTTCAATTTTAACTTCACCTTCAACTAAAAATTCAATATCTTTTTCTTTATTATTAATTTCTTTTTGAATAAGTGTAGTATCTTTATTAGTATCTCTATTAGTATCTCTATTAAGTATCTCTATGACAGGCGCCCGCGTAAGAGACTTCTGAACATCTTCATGCACTAAATTTCCTAATTGTAATAGCCTCTTAGTTCTCTCATCAAAAGTGCTTGTCGGTTTAATTTGTTCTACTGATTCAAAATATAACTTTCTTGAACAAGAACCTGCTCCAGAGGCATGATACCATGATTCATTCCCTTCATACCTCTCTCTTCTATTCTTCTCTTGTAACTCATCAAGGTAAGAATTATATATTCCTTCAATATCCGTAGGACTTTTAACTCCAAGCACTATACATTTCCTCGTGAGTACTCTTTAATGAACCATCTGAAGCAGTCTGCTATAGTTTTATGGTCACTTTTTAAACATTTAATCTTAAATTTAACCCACAAATCTCTGTCTATTCCATTAATTAAATAAGACTTATTATCTTCCATATATTTATCCCCTTTATTATGCATATTCTGTATATTATAAATATAATAAAACATATACATATATTGTTAGTTATTTTTTCATTTTCTTTATTATTTTTTCCTTGAATTCTCTGAATTCCTTCTCATCTATCTTCCCATAATGTGTTTCCCATAAAGTAGACACCATTATCTTCAACATGTTTATCTCTGCAAGTATATCCTCTCTTGAATTCATTATTTACTATCCCTTTCTGGCTCACAATCTTTACAAAAATCAGCATTTCCATCATCAAAGAACATTTCTTTATAGGAAAATCCTCCCCCACAATTAACACACATGTAATCTCTTTTTCTTTTATTGTACGAAGGATAACCAGTTTCCCACTCTCCTTCTTTTCTTATTATTTCATTAATGTAATTTTCGCTATCTTTTAATTGGATATTTAATTTTTTAATTGTCAATTTTAGTCTTTCATTTTCCACCCTAATTTCACCGCCTTTTTTTAGCTTGGCTATCGTTACCCTTAGTTCATCGTTTTTCTCGCTTAAAAGGGCAATTTCACGCAAAAAAACGCTATTTGAGGTGTCATCACGCATTCTTTTTAATTCTTGATATTCATTTTTCATTATTTCTCCCTAATCATTTATAATTTTAATAAACTCGTAACTATTTTCTCTGTATTCATCTGGTAATTCCATGTTTTCCATCAGCTCTTTTATTTGTTTGTCTGTATATCTGCTTGGAAATGGATATTCAAGTTCTACTTTTATTATTGCTGTTTTTACAAAATTGGCTTTTTTCATTATTTATCCTTTCATACAAGCAGGAGCCGAAACCCCTGCTCATATTGTGTTATTTAATGTGTTATTTAATCAACCAGTAGGTCTTTAGCTTCTTTAATAACTTCGACCTCTTTGATAACCTCTACTTCTCTGATAACCTCTACTTCTTTGATTACCTCCACCACTTTTGGTTCAGCTATTTCTAATGAATTTAATCTATCCATAGAATGTGATACTTCTCTTGCAAGTAGGTTATAATTAGTTTCCAAATTACTCAAACTTGTAAGTAAGTTTCCACTTTTAACTGAGTTCCAGGTACACCATGTTGTTAGCATCATTGCTAAACAATATAATGTTGTTGTGTTACACTTTTTCATGTCCATCTCCTTTTCTTATTTATTTGACCATAAAGGCTGTTCACAGCTCTTCATTGTTGTATTACCATCTCCTAATCCATCTCCATCTCTATCTGCATACCATACTGACTGGCCATCGCCACCACATACACCACAATCATCTCTATCGTTTGTTGCGCAGTAATCATCATTATCATCAGAATTTCTCACCCACATACCAATAACATCATCTGAAGGAAAAATATATGTTCCTTTTTCTTCATAGTCGGTAGTATATGTGGCCCCATTCCAAGTAAAGACACCTCCAGCTCCAAACTCTGCTCTTGCTTTAGCAAATGCTTGTTCGAATGTAACATTATCAGTTTTGGCCGCCAAATCTATCTCTTTTTGCTCCATGTTTTGTATCATACGATTAACAGCCTCATCTATTCTATGCTGTTCTTCTGCATTATTGTTTATTTTACTGCTGTTCATTGTTAGCCAAATTGTTGTCATGGCTAATATTGCCCATACTGCTTTTACTTGTGTTTTCATTCTTACTCCTTTTTGTTTATTTTCTTATTGTTTCTGCAATTAATAAAACTAAAATTATTACAGATATCCAGCCTATCATTTACCACCTCCATAATATTCTCTTTCAGACATTCCTTTGTATTTCCATACAGGCATGCCCGTTATCATTACCATTCTTATATCCTCCAATGCTGGAAGCACGTGGTCAGTATATCCTAACTCATATCCATATTCTTCCAAGAAGTTTTGTAAGTAACTTTTCATTCTCATTTTTTCTCCTCCTTTGTTTCACAATTACTACAATACCCATTATCTATTTCTATCTCATCAGTAGTGAGCCATTGTATTCCACAATTATTTTTACAGGGAACATTATAATAAATATTCCCATCATGTATCGTTTCCATTATTTCCCCTTTCTTAGTTTCTTTTGTTCCCTTTTCCACTTCTTAATCGCCAGGCTCTTCGCCTTTCTCTCTTGTTTTCTCTGTTTTGCTTTTCTATTAGGCATTTATACCCCTTTCTGTTTCATCTAATTGCTCACACATTGTCTCACTACCTTTCAATAACTTATCCAGGTAACTCTCATATATTGATATTTTTTTATTCGCTCTATCTAACCTTTTTTGAAGGCTAAATAATGTTGTTGCTGATTCTTTGCTCATTTTGTGCATTTGTTCTCCTTTTTGTATTCTGATATATGTAGTGGGTGACACATATCATTGCATTTATTACACCAATATTGATTATCATCTCTATCTGTACCATATTTATAGTAAGGCTCTCCTTCAATGGATACATAACTATTTGTATCAACCCATATTTTTTCTTCTATATCTGTTTCACCACAATCTTGACATACTATCAAATCTTGCTCTTTAATCTTTCGTATGTCTTCCTTCATTTGTTTTGTTAATCTTATCATTTCAACTCCTTGATTATATTATTTAACTTTTCACCTTCCCATATTCTGTTGTATATCTCATCAAAATCATCTTCTGCTGTAGGATAATCACTCCAATCAAACAGCTTGTATAGTTCATATGCTATATTTTTAAGTTTGCCCTCATCTGCATATTCGCAGTTTTCAGCTTCATGCCACAAATCTATCTCATTCATTTCAACTCCTTTTCTTTTCTATTTCTGTTATTTTATCATCAATCATATTCTCAAATCTTTCCACTAATCTTGCTCTCATATTGTACGTTAAATTGTCTGAATACTGCCCATAATACCAACACATATGGGCAATCTCATCTTTTGTATAATAATCTTCCATTAACATATCTTAAACCCTCCACTTTCGATACAAAATAGGGCAAATTCTTCGACAATTTCTACATCAAAAGGGTAATCACTATCTTTTTGATAATCCTCTTGAAATTGCATAGCTCTACCATCTGCAATATATTTCATTAATCGTTCTCCAAGTTTTTTTGAATCATCTGCATTTAATCCTGCGCCATTATTATAATGTCCAGATTCCCATAATTCTTCTGAAATTATATCTTCTGCAATCTCTCTGCAATAATTCCATAAAGGTCTCCAATTCCAATTACTCTTACTGAATTCTTTTCCTTTTAATCCATGTATGACCATTCCCATTTCATTCTCCTTTTGTGTTGTTAATATTATATACAGGGCATAATAAAATATCGTCATTTTCTCTTTTAACTAATTCTCTTTCAATTCTTTGAAATTCTATTAAAGATTTAACTTTCTTTGTTTTATTCCAATGGTCAAAAATATCCTCGCTAAATTTTATTAATTGTTCTGTTGAGTAATTACTTGCATTACCTAATGCCTCGTTAGGTAAAAAATCTGTATAACTATATAATTTATATTTTATTTGTTTCTTATCCATTTCATTCTCCTTTTGCCTTTATTTCGCTCAAAAATAGTCTTTTTACGGTACTTTTTGAATATCCTATATAAAGCCTCGATACTAAATAATTGTCCACAATATCGCTAACTTTTATATACCCGTTTATTGTTCTTTCGATTGTCATATTACTCTCCATAATTATTTAAGATTGCTCACTTCTAAAATCTTCTACAATATCCCAATCTTTTAAATAAGAATCTTCTATATCATAACAGAAAAAACCTCCGCTGTGAGTATTGTTTGGTGGAGTATGCACCCCTACTTTTTGATAAGCTAAATATACTCTTGATATTTCGTAGCCATCTTCTGTATTCCATACATCAATAATTACCTTTTCTTTTTTATTGCTCATATTATTTCTCCTTTTTTGTTGTTTGACATAATTATTTTTGTTGCTTGAACTCCAATATCGTGTATTTCTTTTCTTTGTTCTTCTTCTGTCATATTAAACGTTATATTTCTTGCTAATCTTGTTCTGTTTCCATCACTTAAACCTGCTAACCACATAATGAAATTTGTTTGCATTTGCTTAAATTTATCTACTAAATAATCTCCTCCGTTTGCAACATCAAAAGCGGTTCCTGTTACTCCATAACTATCTTCTGCAAATTGTTTTAAATTACTATCTACCGCCCACCTTACTAATTTATCTAAATCGTTCTTATTCATTTTTTCACCTCCTCTTTTTCTGTCTTTGTAATTTCGCTTATATGCTCGTGCAATCCATCAACTATGGCTTGGTATATATTTGCTTGAATTTGGTCGTGTGCGTTGCCTTCTGGATTTATTTCGGGGATTTCTGTCATTAACCAACTATTATTTCCTGCATATCTTCCTATATCATAATAATAAATCGGTACATTACTATCTGCTATTTGGTGAATTGCGTCTTCAAGGTCGTAATGTCCTTTTTGTATTTCTTTCCAATCGTAGTTTAAATCATCACAAGCCTCTGATATTAAATCTGCTAATTCGTATCTATTTTTCTTGTTCATCTTATTGTCCTTTCACAATTTTATTTATTTTGTCTATATCTGTTCCATTTAAAACTATTTCATTTATATCTTCTCCGTCAATTTGTATTAAAAATAATATACCATTTGATTTGATTAGTTTAGTACACTCGTTGGTATCTTTATTTTCCCAAATTATCCATTGTTTAAATGACATTTTATTGTCCTTTCTGTGTGCGTTTATTATATCCGCTTGTTTTTGGTAAGAATAAATTATCGAATGTTCCGTTTAAGTCGTGAGCTATTGTTGGTGTGATTTTATTTTCCATATCTCTATCTTTACAAAATTGTATAAAGGCTTGAATGTCTTTTACTCCATATTCTTCGACATATTTAAAACATATCATTGACTTTTCCAATTCGTCTTTGAAATCCCAATGGTCTAAATATGTATTAACTATTTTTTTTAATTCTTTCATTTCTTGCAATGAATCTTTCATTTTCTTATCCTCTCATTTTCTTTATTTATTAATCATATCTAACGATTGAATATAAATATATATAATGATAATAACAATAATAATTATAATAAATATAATAATTATAATAAATATAATGGAACTTTTGTAAATTATAAGCATTAAAGAGATAGAAACAATAATTAAACAGAGGTGAAAATGTCTACAACATTTGCAATAATAAAAGAAAATGAAGAAGGCGAAAAAAATATTCGCATTGATGTAGCTCACAGAAGAAGTATTGGTGGGGGTAAATGCGGTATAAAATGGTTCAACATATCATTATATGAATTATTTAATATAACTAAGTATTTCAAGCACTACAAAATAGATGAAATACCAATTCATGCAATGGACAACACCGCACAAGGTGTAGAGACAATAGGCGATTTAATAACATTAAATGAATACGGGAGGTTGGATAATGTTAATAAATAATTTAGATGACGTTACAGAGGTTTTAAATCAATTGGAACGTAAAATTGAAGATTTACAAGAAGAAACTCGAAATCTTCCCAGCGTAGTAAATAGCATTTACAAGAAAATAATAAAAACTAATAAAAGAATTGAAGCGGTGGAAACACTCTTTAATAACATAAATGAAATAAACTATATAGATGGGAGGTCTTAAAGTGTGTAAATGTTTAAATAATAATCATAATTATAATTGTAAATATGGCATTAAAATGAGTTTAGAAGATTACAAAATAAGGCTAGTAAAATTTGGTTATAAAGCAGAACAAATTAAAAAATTAGTAAATAAATGGTATTAATAAACTACATAAACAATAAAACAAAAGGAGTAAAAAATGAGAAAATTCGACTTTAAAAACTTAACACTTGAAACAGCAGAAGAAGAAATTTTTGCACTGCAAGGTAGTCAATACGGCCATAATATGATAGGATTAATACTTGGCGAGGTTGCTAATAAATTCGGGGAAGATGTAGCAGACCAATTAGAGATTGATACAGACGCGTTTGGAGGTTGTTAATATGGTAAATATGAACGAGAATTGCCAATTCTTAAAAGAGTTAAACGCAGGTAATAAAATGGCGCTTTATAATTTAGCAGTGTGTAAAGGTCAAGTTAAATTATTTAGTAAGGGAATAAAACCAACCCAAAGATGGCGCTTAAAAGATGTTAAGAACTACTTTGGATTAGTTGGCGGAACAGATAAAATACTAGACCAATTAGAGCAGTTACAAGAGATAATTAATGAAAAAGAAACGTATGGAATAAAGAACAATCTTAATATTAACTTAAATGATGAAAGGGCTTAAATATGCTTACTAGAAAATATTATAGATTAATAGCGAAAGCAATTAAGAGTAACACATTTAACAACAATAGGAAGTTAAATAAAGATACATTAATAACTGATTTATGTGCAGAGTTCAAAGCGGATAACGGGTTATTTAATCGTGATAGGTTTGTTGATGCTTGTGAGTAGATAAAAGCGGGGATTGTGTAGCAATAGACGCCTCGATTTATTCGGGGCGTTTTTGTTTGTGTTCCTTCTCTATGTAATCAACAATTTTACAATCTTAATTATAATAATGATTGGTAATCCAAATTTCAACCTAATTACGACCCCCTAACCCCATTTTGACGGGGGGCAAACATAAAATAATACCCACACACATTCTAACGCTATTTTTTAAACTTTGTAACAAATCACTGAAATTTCGATTTAGTTTTCCCTAAAATATTTTGGGATAAAAATTTACCTTTTTCTTTATTATTAATTTCTTTTTATAAGTTGTGTATTTAATATGTGTATATCTCTAGTATATCTCTAGTATATCTCTATTATAGAGAGAATATAATCAAATAAATGAATTAAACAAGACTTTTTTTTTAACTAAATATTTATTATATTATTTCATGGATGTAAAAGTAATAAAAGGCGAAGAAAATTATTTATACGATGATGAGGTTGAATTCAAGGCTTTCAATCCTGGAGTTCCCATTGTTGGCAACTGGAGAATTGGAACCATTGGTGATTGGGTATATACCGATGATGACTATGTTCTTCAGATAATCAAGCGTAGTGGGTTAAAGCATCCAGGCTATAAATCTCCAAGGAATGTTGTATTGACTGTTTGCGGTTCTTATATCGTTGAGCAGAAGACTCATCAAATAATGGGAGATAGAGGTGTTGCGCAAAACATTTTTTCATTTTCTGGAAACTATGATGCAATTTATGAGAGGGCCAAAGATAGAAAGTTAAACAACCGTGAGTTCTTATTTGCCAGATACGTTGCAGCTGGGGAAGATACCATTTCAGCTTATAAAAAAGCATACCCAAAGGCTAAGAATGAGGATTATATTAAGCAGAAAACAAATATTTTACTAAATAAAGAGGAAGTTAGAACTATGGTTAAAGAAGAGGTAAAAAAAGTATTAGCCGATGAGGGTGTTTCTCCTGAGTGGATTATAGCAAAGTTCAAAGATATTGCAGATTTATCCGATAGAGACACCGATAAGCTTAATTCCTTAAAAGCACTGGCTACTATGTCTGGATTATTTGATACAGAGAAGAAACAAGAGCAATTAACAGTATTTCAAGGATTCACACAAGAGCAAATGGAGGCTTTAAGTGGAAAAACACCTGCAAAGGTCATCGCTCACAAAGAAAAAGACGAAGATTAAAGACCCTTGTCCTATTTGCGAGAAAGAATTGTATCATAATCAGTATTATTCCAAACGTGTTGGCTTATTTGACACAAACACTACAGACCATGACGTAATTGGCTGGATGTGTCCTAAATGTAATTCAGAATTTGATAATAACGATAATATTATGTATATTTACGGGGAAAATTCAATAGGTGGAAAGACATAAACAATAAAAATGGAGTTATGATGGCAGATTATCCAAGCAATGATGCAAGAAATAGAATGCAAAAAAATGAATTTAGTTTAAATTTATCAGATAGCAGTTCTATATACGAAAAAAATCAAGCTAAAAGAAAAAAAGCTAAAGAAAAGACTGATGCAAGAAAACAAGAATTAAAAGAAAAGAATGCTCCTAAAAAAGCTATTAGAGCAGAACGTAGAGCTGCAAGGAAAGCTGCAAGAAAAGCTGCAAGAAAAGATATTTTATCTGCATTTTCAAAGAAAAGAAAAGCTAAAAGAGCTGCAAAAGATGTAGCAAAATCAAAAATGAAAGCATTAAAAGATAAATCTTATATTGCAGATGACCTATCTAAAATTCGCCCTAGTAGTAAACCAGTTTCTGCTAAAAAAGGTAAATCTGATTCTAACTTAGGATTAGCTAAAAAAGGGAAATATGGCACAGCATCATCTTCTAAAAAAACTTCTGCTAAAAAAACTGTTGTTCCAATTAATAAAAAAGAACAAGCTAAAATAGATGCTAAGGCTCCAGCTAAGAAAAAAATGATTCCAATTAATAAAGTAGAACAAGCTAAGTTAGATAAGAAAAAGTCTTCAAAGCCTGTTGTTACAAAAAAAGAGAAATCTAAAATTGCTAGAAAAACAGCTAGTACTGGCAAGAGTGTATCAGAAATAGCTGCAGAATTAAAACCTAAAGGTAAAGCTAAAATAAATATAGATGAATTAAGAAAAGCAAGTGCTGAACTTAAAAAGAAGAAAAAAGCTCCTAAAAATAAAATAACAGGATTCACTATGGGTGGAAAAACAATTTCACTCAAATGAAAATAGTCTACAAATATCAAGCCACAGATGAAGATGTTCAAGGTACCTCTCTTATCCCATGTTGTGTTAATCATACTCTATACCCTTCTTTGTTTGTGGCTGATAACTCCAATTTTGCTATGTGGGAGTCAGATGGCGAATAGTAATGATATGAATAGTATTTTAGATTCATTGCTTTTTACACAACAGAATAATTACCAATATAAAGATTCTATGCAAAAAACAATGAATTTTGAAGGTTATGAAGAAAAGCCATATCTTGATTCATCTGGCTTTCCAACTATAGGTATTGGAAACAAGTTAGAATCTGTATCTTATAAAAAAGGACAAATGCCAGAAAAATATTCTAATATGGAAGTTTCAAAAGAGAAAGCAATTAATAATTATATTAATAATTACTTAGAAATCGAAGGTATAGTAAAGAAAAAGTATGGAAAAGGTTACGATAAGTTACCAGAAGATGCTAGAGGAGTTTTAAATGACTTGGCATTTAATTTAGGAGGATTTAAACTTTTTGATGAATTTCCTGGTTTTATTGAAGATTTTAAAAAAGGTCAATATGGGGAAGCTGCTAAAGAATTAAAATTTACCAACCCAGACGAAGGTGATATGAATTTTAGTAAATGGTGGAAGCAAATAGGTGCTTTAAATACTGAAAATGAAAATTTAAAAAGAAGTGATAATAGAGGAACTTCTGCTTATGATATATTATTAAATTTAAAAGGAAAATAATGATAGATACTAAGCTAGATGAAAGATTTAATAGAATAGAAGAATTATTAATGGATTTAGAATAAGGAGTTTACTATGTCATGGACAAATAAAGAATCAAAAATAGATTATACTGGAGCAAGTGCTCAAAAATATACAGATGCATATACAAATAGACCTGAAGATGCAGGAAGTTTAAAAGGTATTCAAGGTTTATTAGATAAAATAGGTATGGTACCAGGTATTGGAGAACCAGCTGATTTATTAAATGCTTTATTATATGGAATGCAAGGAGAAGGAAAACAAGCTGGATTATCAGCATTATCAATGCTACCATTTCTGGGCGGTATAATAAAGCCTATGAAAAAAGCCAAGAAATATTATGGATTAGAAGATATTGGGCATATAGACCCTAAACTTCAAGAACAAAAGTTATTTAAAGATAAGGCTAGAAAAAAATATTTTGCAGAAAAGTCAGCAGAGAATAAAAGACTTGAAGATGATTATTTTGAAAAAGAACTTAATTTTCAAGATATTGAAACAGATGATATTAAATCTGCTAATTTTGCAGAATCTCAAAGCTTTTTAGATTCTCTATTTGATTCATTTAAAGGAAAGGAATTTTAATGAGTTCGGCAGCAAAAAGATATAAAAAAGCTAGAAATGGCTAATTTAAATCTTAATGGTAATGTTTCCCAAAATGAAAAGGTTCTTGAGATGGCATATAAAGACCTTATCGTATTTGGTAAACTATTTTCACCTCAAGACTTTTTGGCTTCAGCGACTCCTGAATTCCATAATGTAGTTGGTAAAAAACTATTAGATAGAAAAAATCAACAATTGGCTCTTGTATTGCCTCGTGACCACGCAAAGTCAACTTTAGCAGCAACTGCTGTATTACATCGTTTTCTATTTGCGAATAAAGAAAGCCCAGAATTCATCGCTTGGGTTGGCGAGGCTCAAGACCAGGCTATTGATAACCTCAACTGGATTTCCAATCATATATACTCTAATCCTGCAATACATTATTATTTCGGTGACCTTCAAGGCGATAAATGGACTAAAAACGAAATAACATTAACAAATAATTGTAGGATGATTGCTAAAGGAGCAGCCCAAAGACTGCGTGGTAAAAAGCAATTATCTACAAGATACACTGGAATTATACTTGATGACTTTGAATCTGAGTTAAATACTAAAACTCCTGAAGCAAGACAACAAATTAAGAATTGGGTAACAGCTGCTGTATATCCAGCGATTGATTTTGATAAGGGTGGGTTCTTATGGTGTAATGGTACTATTGTACATTATGACTCATTTTTAAATGGATTAACTAAAAATCATAAAGAAGCAATGAATAATGGTGCTGAGTATTCTTGGGACTTAATAACCTATAAAGCAATACTTGATAATGGTGAACCATTATGGCCCTCACGTTGGCCTCTTAAAAAATTAGCAGAAAGAAAGCAGTTTTATGTAGATTCTGGTACACCGTCTAAATTCTATCAGGAATATATGAATCAAGCTAAATCTCCTGAAGACCAAATATTTAGTGAAAGCGATATAATAGATAATTTATATTCTGGTAGTGTGAAATTTGATGAAGAAAGAAATTCATGGTATATTAAGCTAGAAGATGGGAAAATAGAATATGTTAATATTTACATGGGTGTTGACCCTGCCTCTACTCTTAGTACTCGTAACGACTACAGTGTTATTATGGTTATTGGTGTTACTTCTGAATATGATTATTACATTATTGAGTATTGGAGACAAAGAGTATTACCTATGGACTGTGCAGATGAAATATTTAAAATCTCTGAACGATATAGACCAATTAAAAGAATAAACATTGAAACAATATCATATCAGGAAATGTTAAGAGATTATATACATAAAAGAAGTAAAAAGGAAGGAAAGTTTCTTCCTGGAATAGAACAAGGAATTAAAGGTTATGGTAATCAGAAGAAGAAAGACAGACTCTTTGAAGGACTACAACCTATGTTTAAAGCGGGAGCTGTTCATTTAAAAAAGGATATGCATGAGTTTATTGGAGAACTATTAGATTTTCCAAAAGGTAGTCATGATGATACTATTGATGCATTTTGGTTATCAACACAATTTGCTAAGGGCAGTAAATCAGCAAGTAAGATTAAACGAGTTAAGAATAATAAAGAAGAGTGGGAAAAGCCAAAAAAGACCTATAATTGGATTACGGGGGCAAGGGGTTGATTATTAATATAAATATGTTATATATTACATAGCATGATAGAATCCGATAAAAAAGCAATTTACACCAAAGAATTATACAATAGGTGGCATGAGGCTCGTAAAGAGTGGGAAGACCATGCTCGTGAAGATATTGATTTTTATTTAGGAAATCACTTCAGTGAAACAGAGGCAGATGAACTTGCATCCAGAAATCAATCAAATATACCATTAGATAGAATATACTCTGCTATTGAGCAGTTTAAAGCTATTATTACATCTAAGCCTCCTAAGTTTTCAGCTATGCCAAGAGAGGATTCTGATAGTGACCTTGCTAGTGTATGGAAAACTATACTTGAATATATTTGGAATATATCAGATGGTAATGAAGTATTTAAGCAAACAATACATGATTACTCAGTAACTGGTCTTGGATATTTTTATGCATATGTAGATAGAGAAGCTGATTATGGTAGAGGTGAAGTTAAATTTACTTATGTAGACCCATTTAGAGTTGTTATTGACCCTAATGCTAGAAGTAGATATTTTGACGATGCTACGGGCATGATGTTATCTACAATATTTACAAAATTTCAATTATTAGATTTATACCCTCAATTAGCTGAAGAGCAAGAGGATGGTAAAATGATGATTGATTTAATAGAAAATTTTAGAGAAGATGAAACATGGCCTTCTCCTATGAATAAAAGAACTGTTGGTACGTTCACTCCTGATTATGTAAAAGATAAGGATACTGGTGAAGGTTCTGAAAAGTATCAATTAATTGAACATTTTTCTAAAGTTAAAGTTCCATACTATAGGATGCTTGATATGCAAACTGGAGAAGAAAGAATCCTAGATGTAAAGAATATGGAAAAGTTTTTAGCTGACCCTAAAGTTACTGATGCAGTAGAAAAAAAACTTATAGATTTTGTAGAAGTACAGCAAACAAGAATTAAACTTATATGTACATTAGGGCAAACAGTATTATATGAATATATATTAAATACGGATAAATATCCTATTGTACCTGTTCCTAATATTTGGACTAATACTCCATATCCAATGAGTGATGTACGAAAGAATAAAGATTTCCAAAGATTTTTAAATAAAACAATGTCATTGATAACATCTCATGCACAAGCATCATCTGGATTAAAATTACTTATACCACAAGGAAGTGTTGATGATATTGAAGAATTAGAAAAAAACTGGGCTAATCCCAATGCAACAATTGAATACGACCCATCTTTTGGTGAACCACATTTCCCATCTCCGCAACCTTTATCTAATTCAGTAATGGAGTTGCCAAAGTTAATTGAAAAGTATATTGATTTAAATATGGGTATATTTGAAATGATGCAAGGAAATTCTGCAGTTGCTCCAAATACATCTTCAGCTACCATGATGTTAGAAGATTTTGGTCAAAGACGTAGTAAATCTAAATTGAGAGACATTGAAGGTTCATTAAGACGACTTGGTCAAGTTATATATAATTTAGCAAAAGAACATTATGATTATAAAAAAGTATTTAGAGTAGCTCAACCAAATAATGATATGAGTGAATATATGGTTAATTTTTATAATGATAAATCTCAAGCAATTAGTGAAATGCAAAACGATTTAACAATAGGCCAATATGATATTAATATCATTGGTAATTCTACTATGCCATCAAATAGATGGGGTGAATGGTCAATATATATGGAAGCTTATCAGGCTGGTTTAATAGACCAAACTGAAGCATTAATGAAGACAGATATATTTGATAAAGAGGGAGTGTTGCAAAGAATGGATATTGTTGCTAAATTACAAGGTCAATTACAGCAGTCACAAGAACAAATTAAAAATTTACAAGGTGATTTACAAACAGCTCACAGAGAGTCAATCTCATCAAGAAAGGCAACTGAAGTTGAGAAATTTAAAACTGAGTTAAAATCACAAGAATCACAATCCAAGTCAGCTAATAAGTTAGCTATTGGAAAACTAGAAAGTGCAGTTAAACTCGAAGCAGAGAAGTTACGTTTACGTAGCCAAGCTCAAGATAAGCAAGAGAAATTGCAAAGAAAAGGAGAGTAAAATGGATAACGCATTAGAAAATAACAATCTTCAAGAAGGTCAAGTTAATGATAATGTAGGGCAAGATGAAGCAACTCAGCAGCAAGAGTCTGGGAGTGATTGGGAGTCACAAGCTAAGTATTTCCAATCAGAGAAAGATAAACTTCAAGCTGAAAACCAAAAGTTAAAACAATATGAGCAAGTTGGACAAATGTTGGAATCAAGACCTGATATAGTAAATACCATTAGTGGTATGGTTCAGGGTGGTCAACCAGCACCAGAAGCACCTATTGAATTATCTAAGGATGAGTTTGACCCTTGGGAAGCCTATAATGACCCATCGTCTAAGTCGTATAAATATCGACAACAAGAGTTACAAGACACTATTAATAAAGCAGTATCAAACCAAGTTGGTGATGTAAAGAAAGAAGTTGGTATGTCTAAACTTCAAACTGAACTTGCTAACAAAGGATTAAATACAGAGCAAATTACCTCTTTTATGGATTTTGCTAGTAAGAATCCTGCAGAATATGGTATTGACGGTGCTATTAATATGTGGCAAGCAGTAACTCAAAAGCCGACTGAAGGTGAAAGTAATACGAATAATCCACTTGATGCAATTCGTCAAAATCAAGCAGTTCCTCAGCAAGCAGGTATTTTAAACGGTGAGCAACCTGTAAAGAAAGATGACAAAGATTCAATGTGGGATTCAATTATGAAAGCTGGAAGTCGAACAAGTGTATTGTAAATTATAAACTAAGGAGAAAATATGGCAACATATAGCGCAGGCAGTTTATCGGCCAATGGTGCGAGAACTCCTGGTGTATCGGCTACAGACTTTCACTCAAGACGATTATTTGATTTTAGTGATAGGATTGCTGAACTTGCACCAGAAGAATCCCCATTTTTCGTATATCTGTCAAAAGTAGGGAAAGTACCTACTTCCGATAGTCAATTTAGATTTTTGGAAGATAGAACTAAAATATCAATTGCTGATAGAGCATTTACTGCTCAAGCTGCATTTACAGCAGCTGCAGTAGGAAGTACTGCAACAGCAACATTTGATACAACTGATTCAACACCAGTATCAGTAGATTGGTTAATACCAGGAATGGTAATATCAGTAGGTACCGTTGATACAGGTACAGCTCAACCAGAATGGTGTACAGTAAGAGTTGAATCTGTTGTAGATTCAGGTGCTTATAGTACAGCTACAGTTAGAACAATTGCAAAAGCTTCGGCTGCAGCTTTAACTGTTCCAGATAATGCAAAATGTACTGTTATAGGTACTGCATTTGAAGAAGGAACTGGAGCCCCAGATGTATGGTCACAAAAGCTTGAGAATGATTATGGATATACTCAAATCTTCAAAACAGCTTGTGAAATGTCTAATACAGCTAGAGCAACTGTTTATCGTGGTTATGCTGACGAATGGCAGAGAATATGGAATCTTAAATTAAGAGAACATAAAGTTGATATTGAAAGAGCAATGCTTTTTGGCATGAGAGGTTCAACTAATAGTATACAATATACTGATGGTATCGTTGGACATATTATTGCAAACTCTCAAGCAGAACTTGCAGATGAAGCTCAAGTATCATATAATACTGATAAAGGTTATTTAAAAACAATCACAGCAGCAAATTGGTCTTATGACTCATTATTAAGTGACTTTGAAGTAATCTTTGACCCTGCAAGGGGTGGTAGTTCAGGTAAACTTGCCTTAGCAAGTCTTCCTGTGGTATCTCACTTTAATAAGTTGGGTGGTTTTGTTAGTAGTTCTATTGATGGAACTCCTGGTAATTATAACTTTGAAAAAAGCCAAGGTGCTTTTGGACACAAGGTTATGAAAATAGAAACAATCCATGGTGATTTGTCTATGGTTAAAGAGCCTTTATTTAGAGGGAACTCTGCTGGCTTTTTAGCAATGGTTGATTTAGACCATGTATCTTATAGACCTCTTGTAGGTAATGGAGTAAACAGAGATACATCAATCACTACAAATGTGCAACAAGCGGATGAAGATTTAAGAAAAGATATGATATTGACCGAAGCTGGTCTTGAAGTATCTCTTCCTGAAACTCATGCCTTGATTCACTTACAAGGAGTGTAATCATGAGAAGTGATATATTAAATGTAAATAGTCAACAAACTGGTAACATTAAGAAAAAAGTAGTTAATCTTACTGTTGCTGCAACACTAACTGAAGCTGATAGCGGAAAAGTATTTGCTGTCGACAGTGCTGGTGGTGCTTATGAAATAACTCTTCCAACTTCATTAGAAGATGGAATATATTATAAGTTTGTTGTTTGGGAAGAAACTCCTACTGCTGACGTTACAATCGCTGCTGGTAGTGCAATTATTAGCGGTGTAAATAAAGATGCTGGTGGAGATGCTGCAAATTCAACTGCTGGAACACAGGTGTCAAATGTAATACTTGATACAACTGCTCAGCGTGGCGATTGGGTTTGCTTAACTGCTATTAATGGTGAATGGGCTATGGAAGCTTTTAGCAGCATTAATAATGGTATCCAAACATCATAATCCAAATCAATAAGGATTAATAGTTTTGTAGAACTATGGGGGTTGTCGTATAAAGGACAACTCCCGAATCTACTAAAAAATTTTAATCATAGATAAGAAAGGAAATGGATATGTATCCAGGAGGGAATATAATAGAAGTAACCCCAACATTAACAATTGGTAGTCCTACTGCCTTTGCAGCGGGAGATGTTTTATTTAACTCAGTTGAAATTCCAAATGCAGTTGCGAGTAGAGGTGGGGTATCAAGGCTTGTTGCTGTAACTTGTTATGACCAAGCTGACCAAGGTGTTGATTTTGATTTAATTTTTTCAAAAAATTCTGCAACTTTTGGAACGATTAATGATGTTGTTGACATAACAGATGCTAATGCTGAGGCTGCTAAATTAACAGGTTCTGTTAAGTTCGATTTTAGTAAAGGGTTGATTAATCTTGTTGCTAGTAAATTTATTACTTTAGGAGCTTATAGGGGTGATGTAACAGATACTGGCTTGCCTTTTTTATTAAATGCAGCAGAAGGTTCAACAAGTGTATATTTTGCAGCAATAATACAAGGCACAGCTACTTTTGCAGCAGCAGATGATTTAGATTTTACATTTCATGTTGAATATTTAGGCTAATTTTAATAATTTAAAAATTTATATTAAATTAGGAATAGAATATGAAAAGGACTAGAACATATTACTGTAAAGAATGCAAAGGATGTAAAACATTTACACCTGAAGAAAGATATGTATGTGATTGTGGACATCTATTTGGAACTACAGCAAATATCTCAGATGGTATTAATATGAGAAGAAATAAATGGAGTGGACAAACAAAAGTGGAATTTAGTCAAACAACAATTGATGATGATATAGCAGATAGGAATAGAAGATAATGGCAAATTTTGATGCACAAATACAAGCATTAGCTGGAACAGCAACTCAATCAGAAATGGATGATTGGGCAGCAGATGGAGTAAAAGAAATTATAAACATTCTTCCTGAAGAATTAAAGATAGAATGCGCAACAATTACTTCATTAACCTCTTCTACTCCAATGGATTTAGATGCAACAGGTAAAATATTTCATGTTACTCGTGAAAATGCAAATTCTGTTTATCATATAGGATGTAGAAAAGTTAATCCAATTCATGCAGGTTCAGCTGGTGATTCTACTAGTTTGCATTATGTAACAGCAACTGACCCAATACATTGGATTGAAAGTGATACTGGTGGAGACCCAAAATTATTTGTAAAACCTGACCCAACAGCTAGTCAGCCTGCTAGAGTACATCATGTAACATATCCAACGGTTGATGTATCAGCAGTTTCAGCTATTGTTAATTTTCCAGATGAAGCTGAATATTTAGTTGTGTTATATGTAGCAATTAAAGTATTGCAAAATAAAATGAATGAAATGGTTGCTATATCAGATTTAAGTATAAGTTCAAGTGCTCCAACTATTCCTAATGACCCAAGTATAAGTAGTCCTGGTATATCTACTGTAGCAAAAGCTGATATAAGTGGAAATGCTCCAACATATACAAAGCCTACATTAATTGGTTTAACTTCATTTGAAGATTTTTTTAGCGGAACTGAAGATTTAAATCCATTTGGAGATTCTGACCCTGGGGTTTTTTCGACAAGTACCCCTCCTGGTTTAGGAACTGCAAGTTTTTCTACACCTGGAATATCTACTGTGACAGTTGCTAGTTTTGGTACTGCTCCAGTATATACAGTTCCTGTTGTAGCAAGTGATGGTGGTACAATAGAATTAACAACTATAGTAGCTTTAGATGCTGAAAATACAATAGATGATTTTGATGGAAATGCAATAGAATTTGACCAATGGTTCTCAACAGTAACACATCTTATAGAGGATGAAGAAGATACTGAGCTTGCTACTGCAACATTACAAAAAATACAAACTTATATACAGGCATATTCTCAGGCTATGCAGAATCAATTAAACGTATTTAATGATGCAAATGTTGAATATCAGGCTTCTATTCAAGAAAAACTTAAGGAAGCCGACCTTGCATATCAAGAATCTAAAGAAGAAGCATCTTTATTACTTCAAAAGGAAATTCAAGAATATGATGCGAAGATTAAGGAATATCAAGCAGAAGTAAATACAGATGTTCAAGTATATACTTTAAAATTAGATAGATATAAATCTGAAGTAGGAATTGTTCTTCAGGCTTGGTCGACACAACAAACTCAACAATTAGAAAAAAATAAACTTGAGATACAAAATGAATTAAATGAATTTAATAAAGAAAATGAAATATATAAAGCTAATATACAAGCTGAAATTTTAAAACATCAAACAGATGCAGCTGAAGCTCAAAAAGAAGGAGACTTGACACTGCAAGCAGCAATACAAGATTATTCTCTTGAATTACAAAAATATCAACAAGAATTAGCTTTGTATCAACAAAATGTAAATAAAGAAGTTATTCAATATAAAACTAATTTAGAGCAATATGGGTTAGAATATCAATGGTATCAAGGACAACAAATAAAATTACAACAAGATTATGATAGAGGTATTGCAATGTTAGTATCTCAAGGAGTACCACAGCCTGAAAAAAAAGAAAGGGCTAGATAATGGCAAAAAGCTTAACAGTTAAAAATATTATTGAACAAGTAGAGCGGTTATTTGGAAGACAATCAGAAGCTTATATGATGAGACTTATAAATGATGCTCTTCTTGATATTAATGATAAAAAACAACATTATACAGTATCAGCAAAAAGAGATTTAGTTGGACATGATAGATGGTATACTTTAACCGATGATATGGTTGATATTACAAAAGTTGAAATACTTGATACAAATAGTAGATATGTAATGATACCAAAACTAGCAGACTCTCATAAGTTATTAAGAGGAGATACTGACGCAGGTATTGATGATGCTGATGATTATGAAGCTGATACATTAACGTAGGGAATTTATGGCAACAAACAAAAGAACATATCCAAATACATATTTCGCCTGGTACAATGATGATGATAGACTTGCGATATTAACTCAAGATACAACATCTACATCAGCAGAAAGTACAAAAGAAAAATATGATACTTACCAAGGAAGTGATGTTACTAATGGTATAAGAATAACATTTCATTCAAAATATGAAGAAGTAACCGCAGTAGACAATGATTTAAAAACACATGCTGGATTAGATAGTTCATTACATAACGCTGCATTATGTTATATAAAATCAAGATTGTTTGAAGATATAGGTGATTTGCAAAAAGCTCAATATTTTATGACAATGTATACACAAAAAATTAAGAAACATAAAGGTAGAAGGTCTGGCGTTAGATTTCTATCAGTTCCAAGATTATAGGGGAAATATATGGCAACTAACTGGTCAAAAGAAAGTACAACAAAAGCATCATCTACAGGCTCAACTACTTCGACTTCATTTCAGTTAGATAGTGGAGAATCCTTTTTAGTAAAAAATTCAAGTTCATCAAATATAATGTCTCTTGCTGAATCATCAGGAAATCTTGATGTTACAGGTACAATAAATCTTGGTTCAAGTTCTTATATGACACTTAATAATAATGAGATTGATGTGTCATCAGGTGATTTAACTGTTGATGTTGCTGGTGACATATTATTAGATGCAGCTGGTACTGATATTAAATTTCAAGTTGGTGGAACATCTTATTTAACATGGAATGCAGGTGGAATTTTAAAAATGCTA